ACCATAGTTTGATTGTTTTTTAATAATAATATTTGTTGGTGTAATTGCATCATTATCTCCACCTCCATAAACTGCAAATTCACCCCCTGCAGTACCAATAATTAAAGTTCTAGTTGGTGAAAGAAATCTTATCGCATTAACTTGGTTCGATGCAATCGTATAAACAATAGCATCATCATCCGCCACAGTTCCGCCAATATTTGCATCCATGTTTTCATAATCACCCGATTTAGAAAAATAAATTGTTTGCGGATTATTAAGTGTCGCTGCAAAAACTAATCTTTGTTCAAAGAAGGTTACGCAAGATGGATGACCTGTGGTATCTGAAAATGCACCTAATGACCAATCAGTTGATGCACTAGCTGATCCTGTGTCTACTAATATTTCAACAGTAACTACTGTTGCATCAGTAAATCCTGTTACCTTTGCATGTCCATCTCTAAATCTAATTAATCTTCCAACATCTGTTGAAACAAATGTGTTAGCACTAGCA